TCACTCCACGCTGTCGTAGAACAGGTGCCGGCCGATCTCCGCGCACGGCGAATGGCCGGTGGCCCACGACGGATGAACGCCAAAGCGGTGGTAGTGCGTGGCGCCGCCGGTCGGGTCGGGCAGCAGCCCCGCCGCGGCGCGGCGCGCCACGCGCAGGCAGGTGGCGAACACCGGGTCGGCGGCCGTCACCGCCAGCAGCTTGGCGCGGTTCGGATCGCCGGTGTTCCAGCACGAGAACTGGAAGGGCTTCCGGCACACGGCGACGATGCTGCCGCCCCACCAGTGGCCGCCGTGCCGCTCGGCGCGCCGCACGCGGTTGACGACGACCGCGGCCACCGCTTCGATTCCCCGCACCGGCTCGCCGCGCGCCTCGCCCCACAGGGTGCGGGCAAGCGTGTCGACGGCCTCGTCGGTGGGGGCACCCGCGGCCGGCGGCGCCGTGGTGGGAGTGGCACCGGGCGCGGCGCCGGCCGGCGCCGGGACGGGGATCAGGCGGGCGGGGCTCATCGCGCGCCCCCGTCGGCGACGCCGCAGTCCAGCTTGCGTTCGATGCGCAGCAGATGATCGGTCAGGCGCGTCTCGACGTCCTTCAGCGTGCCGAACGAGACGTAGGTCTTGGCGACCTCCAACTTGTAGGCGGCGAGGCTCTCGCGCACCTGTGCCTGCGCCGCCTCGGCGCGCGTGCGCAACGCCGACAGCGCGTCCTCGGAATCCTTGCGCAGCCGCGCGATCAGCCAGAACAGCCCGCCAAAAGCGGGCAGCTCGACGGCCGTGATCCACCAGACCACATTCATGGTTTCAGGCATCGATATCTCCGTTACAGGAATAAAACATTGTTGACGGCCGTCCAAGGCAGGCGCCGGGATCGACGATTATTCTTGCGCACTACCTCGAATGCGGTAGTTTCGCGATGTTGTCAGGCCTATCGGCGCGACAACGTCTTGAGACACGAAGACTGGGGGAAATAATGCTTCGTACGCTTGCTCTGTCGTCGCTGATCGTCGTCGGCCTCGCGGGGGCGGCCCTGGCGCAGTCGGCCAACGTCGTCGGCACCTACACCTACACGGGCACCGACACCGACGGCTCCGCCTACAAGGAGGCCGGCACCGTCGTGGTGACGAACGAGAAGTCGGGCGCGCTGAGCGTGAAGTGGGATGGCGGCGACTACGTCGGCGTCGGCCAGATGACCGGCAGCATCCTGGCGGTCGCGGCGGTGGCCGACGGCAAGAACACCATCATGCTGATGAACGTGAACCCCGACGGCACCCTGTCGGGCCCGTGGTGGCGGCGCACGGACCCGGGCAACAAGGGCACCGAGGTCTGGAAGAAGAAGTAAGCGGACGGCGTTCCCCGCCGCCGGGGGCACCGGCGGCGGGCGCTCACACGTCCCATTCCGCCGCGGCCACCACGGCCCCGGGGCGCCAGTCGAGGCGGCGGTCCGGCGGCGGCGGATGGTCGAAGCGGATGGGTTCGGCCAGCAGGCAACCGGCCACCGCGTCCAGCGCGTCGTCGCGGGTGCCGCTGCGGCCCTGCGGGCGCCATTCGCGCATGTCGCGGATGAACGGCGTGTTCCAGAGCGACACGTGCGCGTGCAGGCGCCCCGCCGCCAGGCGGGCGTCGAACGCCTCCAGGATGCGCTTCGCCTTCGGCTTGGTGGACGTCACGCCGACCACCGACGCCGCCACCCGGACCCGCCGCAGTTCGGACCGCAACTGTTCGGGCAGGAAGCGGCCCAGCCCGTTCTGCTCCACGTAGATGCCCAACAGGTTCATGTCGCGCAGGAAGCCGGCGACGGCCCGGCACTGCTGGATCGCGCGCTGCGTCGGATCGTCGCGGTCGACGCGCAGGTACAGCAAGCGGTGCAGGTAGTGGTTTCCCGCCGCGTCGGTGAACACGGCGGCAACCACGCTGTCGTCGCCCCTCGCCCGGCCGTCCTCGTCGGGCGCCGCGCAGGACGGGTCCCACCACGCGGTGGCCGACAGCATCCGCACGCCGTTCAGCGTCAGCACCGCCTGCCCCTGCCCCTCGTGGTAGACCAGTTCGTGCTCGTACGGACGCAGGTCGTCGGGGTTGAGGCGGCTGGCGGTCGCCGGCACCGGCTGGAGCAGCATCTGGCTGGCGAACTTGTTGGGGCCGGAGCGGCGGCGGATGCGCTCGACATGGTCCAGCGGGAAGCGGTCCGGCCAGGCGCTGCGCCCCTTCTCGACGATCGGCAGGGTCAGGCGGCGGAAGCCCTCCAGGAAGGCCTGGCTCTCGCCGGCCTCGGCGCGCGCCTCGTCGGCGTAGATGGTGTAGTAGCTGTGCGGCGTGCCGACGTAGAGCTGCACCCCGCCCGGCACCAGCAGGAAGTCGATCTCCCTCAGCACCTCGCGCAGGGATTCGCGCTTCAGCACGGTGTCGGCGGTGCGCGGCACCTCCACGTCGTCACAGATCACGATGTCGGCGCGGTTGCCGGTGACGTTGCCGTCCACCCCGGCGGCGAGCATGGAAGGGTCGCGCAGTTCCAGCCGGCGCACCACGGTGAACTGGTCGGCCGCCCACTGGTCGCGCTCCTTCGGCTTCAGGCCGCGGGTCATGGGGTGGCGCTCGACGATGCGCTTGACGTTGCGCACCATCTTCTTGGCCAGCCGCACGTCGGCGGCCAGCACCAGCAGGCGCCGGTTGGGGTCGCGGCACAGCAGCCACGCGGCGAACAGCCCGACCAGCGTCGACTTCCCCGCCCCGCGGAACGCCATCAGCAGCAGGTGCCGCTGGCCGCGGTCGAGGTGCATGTGCAGCCAGGCGAGCATGCGGCGGTGGTGGATGGGGGTGTCCTGCGCCTGTTGTTCGTTCCACGCCTTCACGAAGGCGTGGAACGCCACGTCCGAATGGTCGTCTTGCGTCACGGGTTGCGTCCCAGGATGAACCAGTTTGCGCCGTTCGACATGACCGTGACGGCGTGTCCGTATGCGGCCAGGGCAATGGCCTCGTTGTCCGGCCCGCCGCCGCCCGGTTTGGTGACGGTCACGGCAAAGCCCGATGTGTCGGACTTCTTGACGGTGAGCATGCGGCCCACGGCGTGCGCGGCGCCCGGCGCCGGCAATCGCACCTCCACCGCGCCGGCGAAGGCGCTGACCAGATAGAGCGACTGGTCCAGCGTCGGCTCGAACAGGCCGGGCTGGTCGTGGTAGGCGGCGTTGAGCGGATGCGCGTTGCCGCCGACGATCCACCAGTTCGCACCGTTCGACACCACCGTCACGTAGTCGAAGCGGTTGCCCAGGCTGACGCCGCGCCCGTCCGGCCCCGGCCCGCCGGCCTCGGTGACGGTGACGGCGTTGGCCGAGGCGTCGGTCTTCTTGATGGTGAGCGTGTGGCCGTTGGCGGCCGACGCCGCCGGCAGCCGCGCCTCCACGGCACCGCCGTAGGCGCTGAGCAGCACCATGGAGCTGGTGCGGTCCAGCGTCACCACGCCGCCGGCCGGTGGCTCCACGTATTCGGTGTCGTAGCGCAGCGCCTCCACCACCAGCTCGCTGACGCGGGTGGCGCCCAGGCGGTTCTTTTCCGGGTAGCCCGCGTTGTAGGCGGTATACCGCCCGCCCGACAGGTCGAGGATCGCCGGACCGGCGCTGGCCGACAGCAGGTTCGCGATGGAGGTCTCGACCGATCCCGCCTCCAGCACCACGTTGGGCACGCCGCCCAGTGTCTCGCAGTACAGGTTGAGGATGAGCGTCTTGTCGGTGTCGGCGCCGACGCGGAAGCAGGCGCCGGCCCCGGTGGACAGGTTGGCCTCGCAATCCACGAAGGCGTTGTTGAACCGGCCATGTTCGACGCAGAAGCCGTCGCCGGAGATGGCCGCCGACAGCGAATAGACGCGCACCATGTGAAAGCGGTTGGCGTTCGGCGTGTCGCCGGCGCCGCTCTTCGTCAGCCACACGCCGTGCACCGCCGGCTTGGCGACCAGCACGCGCGCGATCTGGTTCCAATAGCACGGCCGGCCGGGGTCGGCGTAACCGTCGAGGACCAGCCCGTAGGATGCCTCCCACACCGTCAGGTCGGCCAGCGTGTTCTGCACGCACGGGCCGTCGCGCCCGAACAGCCGCACGCCGGCCAGCCCCTTCTCCAGCCGCAGGGCGCGCACGGTGGCGTAGCCGTCGGGCAGGTGCAGCAGGTCGAAGCCGGTGCCGCTTGCCCGAAGGATCGACGACTGGCCGGCGCCGGACAGCGTCTTGCCGTAGCCGACCGTGATGGTGTTGGAGACGCGGTAGGTGCCGGGCGGCAGGTGCACGGCCTGCGCCGCCGTCAATGCCGCCTGGATGGCGAGCGTGTCGTCGACGATCCCGTCGCCGACGGCGCCGTAGTCCTTCACCGATACGGCGTCGGCCAGCTTGTCGCGGATCGGCCGGGCCACCGCGCCGGGGCCGGAGGGCAGGTAGGTGGACAGCGCCTCCTCGTTCACCGGGGGGTGGACGGTGGGGTTGCCGGCACCGTCGAAAGCCAGCAAGGCACCCGCGCGCGCCGCACGGCCGGGCAGGACGGGCGAGGCCGGCAGGTCGGTGTCGGCGTAGCGCAGCATCTGCTCCTGGTCGCCGGCCACCTGCTGAAGGCAGGCGGTGAGCACGTCCAGCTCGTGGTTCAGGGCGGATGCGGTCAGCGGGCCGCTTTCCAGGAAGTCGGTCATGCGCTCCACCGGCACCCGGCGGCGCAGCGTCACCGTGGTGCCGGCGGCGGGGGCGGTGGCGAAGGCGACGGTGCCGCCGGCGCTGTCCCCCGCCCCGGACACGGTATAGCCGGCGGACTGCGCGGCGGCGCCCAGGAAGACCTGCACGTCCTCCGACGCGAAGACCGGGAACGGGAAGGTGAATGCGGACTGCGCGCCGTCGGCGACGTACTGCGCGCGCGGCGTGCCGCGCGGGATCTGGATGGTCGCGGTCATGGTGGCTCCCAAAAGACCCCTCCCCCGGCCCCGCCGGGGAAGGGAGGGGCAAAAATCAGAAGTACTTGCTCAGGAATTCCAGGCGCTGGCGTTCGGCGAGCTGGGCCTGTTCCAGCAGGTTGCGGCGGCGGCGGTTGTCGATCTCCTGCTGGATCGCCTGCCGCTTGAGCTGGTCGACCCGCGCGGCCTCCTTGCCCTCCGTGTCGGTCTCGTTGACGAGGCCGAGCAGGATCGCCTCGCCCGAGCCGTCGGCGGCGCTGACGCCCTGGCCGCCCAGGCTGGCGCGGCTGCGGGCCATGGCGCGGCGCAGGGCGTCCCGGCGGCGGCGTTCGTCGGCCTCGGCCTGGGTGGTCAGCGCCGTGAGGCGCGTCCGCGCGTCGGCATCCTGCCCGGCGGCCTCGGTCTCCTGCCGGGCGCGGACCTGCGCCGCCTCCTGGTCCTGGGTGCGGGCGAGCCAGCCCATGTCGCGCTCGCGCTGGAATGCCGCCTGCCGCTGGTCCCAATCGCGCTGCTGTTGCTCGCGCTCCCAGTCCTGGCGGCGCAGCTCGTCCTGGCGCTGCCATTCCAGGCGCTGTTCCTCCTGCGCGCGGCGGGCCGTCTCCTCGCGCTGGCGCTGCTCCTGCTGGGCCTTCAACTCCAGCAACTGGCGTTCGTACTCGTACTGCTGCGCGCTGTTGCCGGCGCTCGTGCCGGTGGAGCCGCCGCGCGACAGGGCGCTGGACACCGTGGAGACGACGGGCGCCACGGCGGTGACGAAGGGGGTGATTCCGGCCATCAGTCGCTCACCTTCAATTCCATGGTGACGGAGAGGAGCGTGAAGGGCAGCGGCGCGTCCTGCTCGATGCGCCACAAGGGCGTGTCGATGTCGCGCCGCCAGCCCAGGGCGCGCAGGCGCCGGTCGCCCGACACGCGCGGCGGCGTGCCGTCGGCCGGTTGCGGCCCGAAGCGGTGCAGCGGCAGGTCGTAGAGCCCGCGCCCGACGTCGACGCGCAGCGCCGCCGTGTCCTCCAGCCGGAAGCCGACGGCGACGAGGCGGACCATGGCGCCGTCGGCGACCTGCCCGATCAGGTTGGCAGGCAGCGGTTCGATGACGTGGGCATAGGGCAGTCCCGCCTCGACGCGCAGCGCCGGCGGGTCGAGCGTGATGCGCCCGGCGGTGACGGGCAGGGAACCGCGCTGCGCGCCATCCGCCACCACCGCGACGTTGCGGCCCTCCAGATGATCCAGCCCGGACCACACGGCGACCGGCGTGTCGCTCTCGCCGACCAGCGCGGAGTCGAGGTTGAGCGTGTCGTCGAACCGCTCGATGGTCCATCCGGCGCCGCGTTCGGCCAGCAGGTAGACGTCGTCGCCCACCACGGCGACGGAGCGCGCGGCCCCGTCGGTGGTCAGCCGCGTCCACGCCGTGACCTGTTCGGCGCGGTAGACGGTCAGCGCGCCGATGGCGCCGTCCTCCATCACCACGAACAGCAGGCGGCGGCTCTTGTCGAAGTCCTGGTCGCGCGGCTTGCCGACGATGTGGCGGGCGAGCAGCGCCAGGTCGTTCGCCTGATAGGCCGCCTCGGTGTCGGTGTAGAGGAACTCCCGCACCTCCTTGCCGTTGCGCGACACGAAGAGCGTGGCACCATCCACGTCGCGCGGCGCCAGCGTGCGGTCGACGGGGGAGCCGATACGCGTCTGCCGGTTCAACTGGATGTTCTGCGGCGTCAGCGGGTCGCCCGACACCATGTACTCGGCCCCCGAGGTGAAGAGCTGCAGGTGCCGGCCGGAGAACACCGCGCGGATGGCGTTGACCTGATCGGACAGGATGCCGAACTCGATCGCCTCGTCGTCCTGCCCGGTTCCCAGGTCGAAGTTCCAGATGTCGGCCGAGCGCGACAGCCACAGCCGGTTGGGCAGGTCGCGCGCGCCGCCGATGACCAGCCGGTCCTGATGGAACGCCGCCGCGACCGGCCAGCCGCGGCGCGGGCTGAACGCCTGCTCGTCCCAGTTCACCGTGGCGCTGGTGTTGGGCAGGGCCTGCTGCACCGTGGCGTTGACCTGCGTGGCCGAGACGACGCCGGTGACCAGCACCTGCTTGCCCTGGATGCGCAGGCGCGTGTCCTCGTGCAGCGGGTCGAAGACGGGGGCGGACGCCGTCACCGTGATGGCGCCGGTGGTGCCGGAGGGCGTCAGCGTGACGGCGCCATCGGCGAAGCGGTAGAAGGGCGTGCGCAAGGCGCCGTCCTCCTCCACATAGCTCCACTCCGCCAGCGTCCAGTCCGTGGCGGCGCCGCGCGTCAGTTTGCGCGGCGGCACGTCGGGGTGGCAGACCAGCAGCGTGTCGGCGCTCTGCGTCCAGGTGATCTGGCCGAGCTGCGCGGCGGTCCACGGCGCGTCGACCGAGGCGATGCGCACGTCGTCCTGGTAGACGTCGATGACGCCGGCCGAGAAGGCCAGAAGGTAGACCTGCTCCGTGTTGAACTCGAACGCCACCAGCCGGCCGGGGCCGCGCGCCGTGTCGACGAAGGCGAGGCCGGAACGCCGCGTGACGCCGCCGGTGGGGTGGATGAACAGGTTGCGCAAGGACAGCGCCCCGTTGTCGTAGGCGCGCAGGTCGCCGCGCCCGAGCAGGCGGCGCGAGATCTCGCCCGCCGTGAAGTTGGTCTTGACCTGCCGGATCCGGGGCATCAGCCGCGCGCCTCGATCAGCGAGAAGTCCTCGAAGCCGGGCTGCACGTCCTGCTGCGCGTCGATCAGCCGGGCGCGGCGGAACTCCTGCTCGGCCAGCCGCTGGAGCACCTCGGCCCGGCTGGAGTTCTCGGTCAGCGGCAGGCAGAACTCGGCCGCGAGGCGGGCGATGAGCGCCTGATCGAAGAAGGCCGGAAAATCCTCGGGCTCCGGGCGGCAGACGTAGGTCAGCACGACGGCGTTGCTGGCCGTGTGCAGCGCCTTCCCGGCGATCCGGTAGTCCAGCCCGCGGCCCCGCCCGGCCCCGGCGGACAGCGCCCGCAGGAAGTCCGCGGGAAGCTGGAAGGCGTGCGCGTAGTCGGCCAGCGGCGCGGTGGCGAGGCGCGGCAAGGCGGCCTGCGCGGTGGCGAAGCTCCAGGCGCGGGCCGAGAGCAGCGCGTCGCGGGTGGGGGCGTACAGCGCGTCCGCCACTTCGGCTTCCGCCGTGCCCTCGTCGAAGGCGGCGATCGGCGCCGCGCCGATCTTCAGCAGCGCCCGGCTGCACAATCCGATCGCGGTGAGTGCCATGGGAGGTTCCTTTTCCCCCTCTCCCCAACCCCTCTCCCGCAGGGGGAGAGGGGCTTTGGACCGTCGCTTTGCCCCCTTCTCCCCTCGCGGGAGAGGGGTTGGGGGAGAGGGGGCAAGCGCTTAGTCGCTGTCCGTCGCGCCGACCTGCGTCAGGTTGGCGACGTCCACGACGCCGGAGGCGTTGCCGGCGACCAGGAAGATGCCGCCCACCCCGCCGCCGGTGTTGGCGAGGATCATGTCGCCGGCGCGCAGCATGTCGGCGGCACCGTTGAAGTAGCCGGTGGTGTCGACGTCGCCGTGCGCGTCGGCGGTGGTGTAGTGCCAGAGCGTGAAACCGTTGGCATAAGCCAGCACGCTCAGGTCCTTCGAGGCGAAGGCCATGGGAAACTCCATCAGGAAACGGGATCAGGAAGCCGACGCGCGCCTATTCCAGGCAGCGCAGGGTGACGACCCCGGTGGGGTCGATGAGGCACGCGCCCTGGCTCATCATGTTGTTCACGAAGTGCGAGGCGCGGTCGCCGTGCCACGTCACGTCGGTCTTCACATCCGCACCCGAGGCGTGGCCGACCGCCGTCTTGTGGTACCAGTGGCAGAGCCGGGCACCATCCTTCAGCGACAGGCCGGAGTGCGGGACCCACAGCGTGCCCAGCCAGCGCTTGGCCTGGGTGCCGCGCCACGGCAGCTCGTCGGCGCCGACGTAGTCGGAGTTGGCGAACTCGTCGATGCCCAGAAGCTGGCTCCACTGCTTCCAGCCGACCACCGCGTAGCGCTGGCCGTCGTCGGGCACGTCGGCGTTGCCCATCGTCTCGAACGCCTCCAGCACCTTGGCCTTGGTCAGGCCGTCGGTGGCGGCACCGGCAAAATTGGCGGACTTGTCGAGTTCCAGGATGATCAGCTCGTCCGTCTTGCGGCCCAGCGCGTAGGCGCCGGCGTTGGCGATGACCTGCCGCTCGTCGATGTTGGTCTTCAACTCGTCGAGCTTGTCGACCCAGTCGCCGGCGTAATAGTCGGCCAGCAGGCACTCGATCGGCTCGTGCTCGACGTTCATCACCGGCACCTGGCCGTGCCGCGCCTTGGTGGACGCGGTGCCCTTGCCGACCTTCTGGAAAACGGTGGACGCGCCCTGGACGTTGCTCTTGGCGCGCACGGTGTTGCGCAGCTTGGAGCCCATGCGCTGGAAGGCCTCGTGCACCTCACGTTCAAATTGCTTGACGAAGGCGTTGGCCACGGTGGTGGACATAGGATTGTGCTCCTTTTGAAGATGCCGAAAAGGGATCGGGGAGCGCGATCCGCCATCCGGTTGTCGGGCGCGATGGATCCGGCGCGTCCGGCCGCGGGCGTGCGCACAAAAGGAAAGGGCTGGCCGGGCCTTTCGGTTGTCCGGCCAGCCCTTTCCAGGCTAGGCGTTCAGGAGTGGAAGCGTCAGAGCCCGCCGTGGAGGGGAGACGCACGTCGGGCGTTGACGAGGAGAGTTTTAGGACATTTATCCCCGTCGAGTCAAGAATAAAATCCTCTTGATCATCCCGTCGTTTCGCGCACCACCCGCACGAGGCTGTCGCGCAGGCCCGCGACGCTGTCGGCCACCGCGCCCGCGTCCTGGCGCACGGCGGCGGCGTGCCCGCCGGTGGTGGCGGCCTCGGCGGAGACCTCGGCGATGCGCGACGCCACCTCCTCCACCGCCGTGGCGGTCTCCTGGACGTTGCGGGCGATCGCGCGGGTGGCGGCCGACTGCTCCTCCATGCCGGCGGCGACGGCGGCGGCGACCTCGTCCATCTCGCCGATGGTCTGCGCGATGTCGGCGACGGCGTCGCCGGTGGCCTGGGTCACCGCCTGGATCTCGGCGATCAGGCGGGTGATCTCCTCGGTCGCGCCGGCGGTCTGCCCGGCCAGCGTCTTCACCTCGCCCGCCACCACGGCGAAGCCCCGCCCGGCCTCGCCCGCGCGGGCGGCCTCGATGGTAGCGTTGAGGGCCAGCAGGTTGGTCTGCGCGGCGATGCCCTGGATCAGGTCGGCGGCGCTGCCGATGCGGGCCACCGTGTCGGCCAGGGAGCGGACGGCGGCGCGCGTGCGCTCGCCCTTCTCGCTGGCCCGGCGCGCGATCCCGCTGGTGTGGCCGATCCGCCCGGCGATGGCGCCGATGGAGGTGTTGAGCTGTTCGGCGGCCGAGGCCAGCGCCTGCGCGTTGTCCAAGGCGAGCGCGGCGGCGGAGGCCACTGTCCGCGCGTTCTCGCTGACGTGTTCGGACGCCGCCGCCATCGCCTGGGCGGAGCGGTCCATGGCGCCGGTGCGGTCGCTCACCTGTTCCACCGCGCGGCCGGCCTCGGCCTCCACCGTTTCGGCCATGGCGCGCATGGCGTGGCGCTTGCCCGCTTCGGCCTCCGCGCGCTGGCGTTCCTGGTCGGCGCGCAGGCGGGCGTTGTCCAGCGCGTTCTGGCGGAACACCTCGACCGCGCGGGCCATGTCGCCCAGCTCGTCCCGGCGGGTGCGGCCGGGCACGGCGCTGTCGTGGTCGCCCTCGGCCAGCCGGCGCATGGCGGCGGTCAGAGTGCGCGTCGGCACGGCGATGGAGCGTGCGATGGCGAAGCCGCCCGCCCCCACCACGGCCAGGATGCCCAGCACGGCGGCCAGCATCAGCGTGTGCATGCGCTCCTGCAGCGCCTCGATCTCCGCCTGGGCGGCGCGGGCGCGGTCCTGGGCCTCCGCCTCCAGCGCGCCGAAGGCGTCGGCGGCGGTCTGGAAGCGCGCCTCGGCGCCGGCCACCGCGGCCTCCTGCGCGTCGGAGGTGTCGGCGTAGGCCGAGACGCGGTCGACGTAGTGGTCGATCAGGCCGGACAGCTCCTCCTTCAGCGTCAGGTCGAACGGCGCGCCTTTGAGGACCGACATGAACTCCTTCTTGCGCCGTTCGATGAGGCGGATGTAGCGGGTGAGGTCGCCGTAGAGCATGAAGTCCTTCTCGAACCGGCGCATCATCAGCATCTTGACGAGCAACTGGTTGGCCACGTCGAGTTCGGCGCCGGACGCGCGGCCGAGCACCGCGTCGAGGCGATGTTCCACCGCCTCCACCGCCTCGCGCAGTTCGTTCTTCTGCCCCTGCTCCTCGGTGAAGCCCAGCGCCTCGGTCAGCCGCACGGACGTGGCGACGGCCTCGCGGTGGGCGTCCAGCGCCGCACGCAGGCCGGCGAAGCCGCCGTCGGCGACCGCCTCGGCCATGGCCTCCTCGCTGCGCCGGAGCGCCGCCAGGGTGGCGTCGTCGCGCTGGCCCAGGAAGCGGGTGAAGGCTTGGCGGTGCACCAGCAGCGCCGCCTGCCCCTCCTTCGCGGCCCGAGCGAAGCCGACCGCCGATTCGTATCGGTGCAGCCCGTCGCGCGTCGCGTCGGCGGAGGCGAGATAGGCGAACAGTATCCCGAGCATCGCCGCGCCGACCAGGGCCTGGAGCAGCCCGAGGCGCAGCTCGATGCGGATGAACCCGAGCATCGGCGTCTCTCCCACGATCCGGCGTCTTGCCGCTGCCCTGTTCCGGCGTGCGTCCGTGGCTCCAGGCCACCGGCCGGCAGCGTGCCGCACCCGCTTCGTATGAGCGGGTTCTTTATCAGACATACGGAATGTAGCAGACATAAACCCCGATGGCGATGGGGTTGATTGGTGGGCGGATTGTTTGCGGTGCCGCGTGGCGTCGGGTTTTCGCCGCGCTCAACCCAACCTACGGTCCAACGTCGGATCCTTGCACTACGCCCGCTGCTTCAGGCGTTGCGCCAGCAGGCCGGCGGCCTCGGCGGCGGGGACCGGGCGGCCGGTCAGCCAACCCTGGACGACGAGGCAGTTGTGGTGGCGCAGGAAATGCGCCTGCTCCGGCCGCTCCACCCCCTCGGCCACCACGGTCAGGCCCAGCAGGTCGGCCATGGAGATGATGGTGGAGACGATGCCGGCGTCCTCGCGTTCGCGCGGGACTCCGCCGACGAAGGAGCGGTCGATCTTCAGCGTCGTGATCGGCAGCCGCTTCAGGTAGCTCAAGCTGGAATGGCCGGTCCCGAAATCGTCCACCGCCACGCGCACGCCGGCCGTCTTCAGCTCCTCCAGAATGGTCAGCGCGTGCTCCAGGTCCTGCATCACCGCGCCCTCGGTGATCTCCAGCTCGACCAGATCGGGGGTGAGCCCGTGCTTGGCGATGACGCGCAGGAAGTCCTCGCTGGAGCGCTGGCGCAACTGGCGGGGGGAGATGTTGACCGCCACCGGCACCGGGTCCATGCCCTGGTCGATCCATTCGCGCATCTGCCGGCACGCCTCGTCCAGCACCCAGTCGCCGAGCGGCACGATGAAGCCGGTCTCCTCGGCCACCGGGATGAACTCGCCGGGCGGCACCATGCCGTGCCCCGGCCGTTCCCAGCGCAGCAGCGCCTCGAACCCCTCCAGCGCGAAGTCGACCAGCGACACCTTGGGCTGGTAGTGTAGCCGGTACTCGCCGGCCACCAGCGCCGCGCGCAGGTCGCGGTCGAGCGCCAGATGGCGGCGCGCCTGGTCGGCCATCTCCTTCTGAAAGAAGGCGTGGCGCCGGCCACCCATCCGCTTGGCGGCGTACAGCGCGGTGTCGGCGGCGCGGATCAGCTCGTGCACGTCGTCGGCGTGCTCGGGGAACAGCGCGATGCCGATGGACGGGCGGACGTAATGCTCGGTGCCCAGCAGTTCCACCGGCGTGTCGAAGGCCATCAGGATGCGCTGCGCCACGGCGGCGGCCTCCTCGGCGTCGGCCACCTCCTCCAGCACGATGGCGAAGTCGTCGGAGCCGATGCGACCCACCGTGTCGGCGGTGCGCACGGTGGCCTGGACGCGTTTGGCGACCTCCAGCAACAGGGCGTCGCCCGCATGGTGGCCCAGCGTGTCGGTGATCAGCTTGAAGCGCGACAGGTCCATGCACAGCACGGCGAACCGCCGGCCGTGGCGGCGCGCCCGCTCCACGGCGCTCTCGACCAGCGACTCGATGAGCGCGCGGTTGGGCAGCCCGGTCAGCCGGTCGCGCGTGGCGAGGCGCAGCAGTTCGCGTTCATGCTCCACGCGCTCGGTGATGTCGGCCAGCACGGCGATGAAGTGGTGCCGCCCGCTCAGCGGCAGGCCGGACAGCGACAGCGAGACCTCGGCCCGGATTTGGCCGGGGCGCTCGATTCCCAAGCCCTCGGCGCGCACCGCCCTGGCCTTGCCGCCGGCCGCCCGGCGCGTCTCGAACATGGCCTCGACGCGGCCGCGGTCCTCCTCGGCGAACAGCGCGGCGAAGTCGTGGCCGACCAGTTCCACCCCCATGCGCCCGAACAGCGACTCGGCGGCCGGGTTGTGCTCGGCGATGGCGCCGTCCTCGCCGACCAGGACGATCGCCTCGCCGACGTTGCGCATGATGCCGGACAGGCGCTCGTCGCGCTCGATGATGGCGCCGGCGGCGCGGCGGAAGTATTCCAGCGCCCGCGCCATGGCGCCGAACTCGTCGGTGCGGTCCTGGCCGGGGATGTCGATGTCCGTGCGCCCCTGGGTGAGGCGCGCCATGCGCGCCGACAGCGCCTCCAGCGGCCCCAGCACGTGTTCCGACAAAAAGGCCGACAGCGGCCACGACAGCACCAGCAGCAGCGCCAGGAAGCCGCCGAAGGCCAGCACGTTGCGGGTGAATTCGCGGTCGAGGTCGGCGGTGCCGAAGGCGGCGCCGATGGTCCAGCCCCACGGCTCGAAATGGCCGGTGGCGACGATCGCCCGGCCGCCTTCGGGCCAGCCGGCGGGCACCTGCCCCTCGGCGAAGACGGTCAGGCGGAAGACGTCGCCGCCCAGCCCCTGCACGGCGAGGCTGGCGCGGGCGCGGGCGTCGCTGATCGACAGCTCGCCGCGCTGCACCGCGCCGTTCAGGCTGGCCAGCATGGATTGCGCGGACTCGACGAGCCCGGCGGCCAGCCGCTCGCGCTCGCCGATCATGCCCTGGCGCAGCAGGTACAACGCCGGAATGGCCGCCAGGAGGCAGCCGAGCAGGCCGACGATGGTCAGCCAGCGGATTTTCCGACGCAGTGTCATTCCCCGCCGCACGCCCCTTCCGGCCGCGCGAGGATGGTGCGCGCCGGTTATTGTTCCGTAACTAAACTGCCGGTTCCATTACAGCGATGCAACATCCTTTTCGGCGCCGTACCAACGATTCTTACGTCCTTTCGTTGCGGGTCGCGATCATTATCAATGGGAGGAACGCACCGCCGGCACGGCGTGACGTTGGGTTTTCGCTGGCGCTCAACCCAACCTACCGAAAACGTTGGGGTAGGTTGGGTTGAGGCGCAGCCGAAAACCCAACGCCTTCCGCCCCCTCCCCGGGCCAAGCCGGGGGAGGGGCGATGAAGCCGTCACGCGCCCGGATACAGCCGCTGGAAGCCCTCGGTCACCTTGGCGATGGTGGCCGGATCGCGTTCGCGCCAATAGCGGGGGTCGCGCATCAGGGCGTGCAGGTCGGACTCGCCCACGGCACCGGCGGGCTCGCCGCGTCCCAGGGCCGAGGGTTCGCCGCCGGTCATCATCTTGTGGAGCGCCATCACCCCCTCATAGGTGGTCGACAGGCCCTCGACCGCCGCCGCCGGCAGGTTCTTGCCGGCCCAGGCGAGGAGCTGGCGCGACACCTCCCGCCATTTGGCCTCGCCGCCGAAATGCTCGACCAGCCGCTCCACCTCGCGCTCGGCCTGGAACTCGGCGGCGAGCTGCTGGATCAGCGGGATCAGCCGCTCCGCCGCCAGATCGTAGACGAGCTGCGCCTGCTGCGGCGAGAAGCCGGCGCCGTGCAGGCGCGTGTTGATCTCCGGATCCGGCGTGAACATGCCGTGGTCGCAGGCGATGCAGTAGCCGTCGGGATGGTCCGGCACGCCGAGCAGGCTGTTGATCCGCGCCGGATCGACGCCCGCCGCCAGCCGGCGCTCCAGTTCCAGGTAGGACTTGAGCAGCGCATCGACGCGCACGGCGCCGGCCTGCGGGTCCCAGAACTTCTCCGGCAGCAGCGGCGGGCGCCCGTCCACGGCGGGGGCGGGCGCGGACGGCGGCGCGGGCGGCGTGTCGGGCATGGTGGCGGTCAGCAGGTTTTCGGCCATGTCGGTTCTCCCAAGCAGGGGTCAGGGTGAGGAGGGGGTCCCCCGGCCGCGCGCGGCCAGGGCGAGGATGGTGGCGACGAGGGCGCGCTGGCCCTCCAGGTGACGCAGCGCCGCGTCCGGCGCGTCGGGGCCCAGGCTGCGGCCCAGCGTCATGGCGCGCAGCACGGCCAGCACGCGCTCGCCGTCCGGCCCGGCGAAGCAGCGGGCGAAGCTGGGCGCCGGGTCGTCGGAACCGCCGGGGCCTGCCGGATCGGCGTTTGGCGGATTGGCGTTTGCCGGATCGGCGAACCACGACCAGCCGGTGGCGTCAGCCATGAGGCACCTCCGCGGCCGGCGGAGTCGCACCGCGCACCAGCTTGGCCGGCACGCCGAAGGCCTCGGCCAGCCAGCGGGCCGTCGCGGCGGCGTCCACCGTGGCGAGTGCCGAAGGGCCGAGCGCCTGCGCCGCCTCCAGCCAGCGCAGCGTCGCCTGGGCGTCGCGCTGCGCCTGCGCCTGGGCCAGCGGCGAGCGGTGCTGGAGCTGCACCAGCCGGCCGTCGACCATGACGTCGGGGATCTCGCCGCGCCGGCGCAGGATGGCGACGCCGCGCAGCACCAGCGGCGTCAGCATCTCCGCCTGCAGCCGGCCGTAGGTGGCGCCGAGCAGGCGCGCCATCTCGGCCGAGCGCTCCAGCACCTCGGTGGCGGTCATGCGCCCTTCGCTGAGCGGGGCGAGGCGGTCGGCCATCAGCGCGTGGCGGATGCGCGCCCGCAGGTCGTCGAGCACGAGCTGCGACACGTCGAACCGCCCCGGCGCCGCCAGCGGCGTCAACCCGGCCGAGCCCACGGCCTTCGGGATGATCGTGCCGGGGACGAGGCGGATGCTGGCCGGGTTCAGCACCCCGTCGTCGTCCGCCTGCCAGATGCCGGTGACGGCGATGGAGGCGTTCTTCAGCACCAGCTCGACCACCTTGTTGGCGGTCTTGATGTCCGGCAGCGCCTTCATGACGGGGGAGCGGCCGTACACCTCCCCCGGCGCCTTCAACCAGCGGAAACTGATGAACGGCGACTGGGCGAAACGCCCCTCGGCGAGCAGCACCGGCTCGGCGACGCCGCTGTCCAGCACCACGGTCCAGCGGTAGGCGGGGCCCTCCGGCAACACCGCCTCGACCACGGCGAAGCGGGTGTCGGGGTCCTCCTGGGCGCGCCCGCGCACCTCCGCGGGCAGGCCGGCGGCGGGGAAGCGCCTGATGATCTGCGCCAGCGTGCGCTCGCTGCGGCGGTAGGTGCCGTCCAGGCGGCCTTCCGGCCCCTCCTCCAGAACCGCCTCGGCCAACGGCACGGCGGTGAAGCGGAAGCTCGACGCCTCGCCGGGGGCGGACTCCTCCATCAAAAGGCAGGCGGTGCCGACGGTGGCAAGGTCGAGGAAGGCCTGGTGCGCCTCCACCGCGAAATTCGAGCGGTCGAAGTGCGACTGGGCGATGGCCGTGGCGCGGTCGAGCATGGGCGCGACGCGGTCGCGCTCGGCGTCCGACAGGTCGGGGCCGGGCACCAGCGCGAACCAGCTCGACCACGGCGGGGTGAGTTGCGCCAGCAGGCTGGAAGCGAGCTGTTCGACCGCGTCGGGCGCGGTGCCGTCGAACAGTCGGTCGACACGGCGTTCGCCGGGCTTTGCCGCGTGCAGGAACGGCCGGCCGTTCGGCAGGGCGTAATCGTAGCAGTCCTGCCAGTGGCTTTCCCACACGGCGCGGCGCTGCCGCGCGGCGTTGTAGCGGTCGAGGAGCAGCGCCGGCTCCGGCTGGGTTTTCCTGGGTGCGGTCACGGCGTCACTCCCCGAGCAGGCGCTTGCGCGCGGGCGCCAGCGCGTTGGTGTCGAGCACGCCGCGCCAGGAGGTGCGCACCGTGCCGGCGCGGCTGCGCGCCCGGCGCTGCATGGCCTTCTCGGCCACCGCCTCCGGGTCCGGGTCCGGCTCGGCCGGGACCTGCTGCACCGGGACGGGCGCGGGGGTCGGGGCGACGGGGGCCGGAGCGGGGGCCGGAGCGGAGGGCGGGGGCGGCGGGTTGGTCACCCACCACGGCGGGTCCCATTGCGGTGGGGATGGCGCCACCACCGGCGCCGGCTCGACCACCGGCGCGGGCGGCGGAGGGGGCGGTGTGGGTGCCGGAGGCGGGGCCGGCGTTTCGACCACCACCGGCGCCGGTGGCGGCGCGGGCGCGGGGGCCGGCGCCACGGGAGCGGGCGTCGGCGGTTTCGGGGCGGAGAAGAGGTTGGCCATGGACGGACCTCCGGGGGAACGGGATGCGGGTCAGGCGCCGGCCAGCCGGCGGTACAACTGCCAGGGCGTCAGCACGAACGGGGCGTGCAGGCCCAGCACGCGCTTGACCGCCTCCACGCAGGTGAAGGGGCCCCAGGGCGCGGGGCGCGTCAGGCCGCGGCGCACCGGGGCGGCGACCACCGTCATGCCGAGATCGCGGAACCAGCCCGGCACGTCCCAGCCAGGCGGCACGCCGAGCACGGCGACGTCGGTGAACGGCGCCAGCGGGTCCACCACCACCCAGTGCCGCCCGTCGTCGAGCGCCACGAAACAGTGCCGGAACCCCGGCCGCAGCAGCCGCAGCCACCACAGCTCGGACACCCCGCTGAACACCACCCAGGCGCGCGGAACCGGCGGCGCGGGCGCCGGAGCGGCGCGGCTCACTGGACGATTCCCTTGTCGCGCAGCAGCGGGCCGATGTGGTCGAACGCCTCGCGCCACAGGGTGCAGGCGCGCTGTTCACGGAAACGGTCGGGATCGGGCGGCATCAGGCGGCGGCCGTAGTGGACCAGCACGTGCAGGTGGTCACGCACCAGCCGGCGCTGGCGGTACAGGCGGTCCACGGCGCGAATCACGTCGCCGGGCTCGCACGGGCGGGCGACCAGCCCCTTGCCGGCCGTCACGCGCGCCCCTTCCGCCTTGGCCTCGTGCGCCTGGACGGACCAGAACCACGCCTCCTCGGCGCTGCCAAACGGCACGCCGCCGGGGCCTCCTTCGGGCAGGGCCGGTCTGGAATGGAAAGGGGAGTGGTTGGCGATCATCGGAAAACGGCTCCCGTGCGTCTGCCGGCGGCCTGCGGTGGTGGCCCGATCGTCCTGTGCGGGCATCACCCCCGCGGGTACGCGGCATGGTGGAACAAGTGTTCTTCTTATGTTCCGTTTATATTCCTATGTCAAGCGCTTTATGAAAACGTTCCTAGGGACAGGGCGCCGCATTTTTGAGACTATGGTCCCATGCTGAAACATGCGGACATATGGCGGGCGATCGACCGCCTGGCGGCCCAGCACGGGTTGTCGGCTTCCGGGCTGGCGCGCCGCGCCGGGCTCGACCCGACCACCTTCAACAAGAGCAAGCGCACCACCGGCGACGGCAAGCTGCGCTGGCCGTCGACGGAGAGCATCTCGAAGGTGCTGGACGCCACCGGCGCCTCGCTGCCGGAGTTCGTCAGCCTCGTGGGCGACGGCGTGGCCGGCGGTTCGATGCAGCGCGTGCCGGTCATCGGCTATGCCCAGGCCGGCAACGCCGGTTTCTTCGACGATGCCGGCTACCCCGTCGGCAGCGGCTGGGATGAGCTGCTGTTCCCCAGCCTGGGCGACCCGCACGCCTACGCGCTGGAGGTGGCGGGCGAGAGCATGGAGCCGGTGTACCGCGACGGCGACACCATCATCGTCTCCCCCGCCGCACAGATCCGCCGCGGCGACCGCGTCGTCGTGCGCACCAAGGGCGGCGAGGTGATGGCCAAGCAGTTGACGCGCGAGACGGCGACGCGGATCGAGCTGATGTCGATCAACCGCGCCCACCCCGATCGCGTCATTCCGCGCACCGACATCGCCTGGATGGCGCGGATCATCTGGGCAAGCCAGTAA